TTTCTACTGTAGTGCGCCTTTTTCTTTTCTTACCTTTAAGTGGTGGCCTTGTTTTTGTTGCCTTAGCGTTTTTCTTGCCTATATACTTTCTACCATTTAATGTATTAGTGATTAGGTAAACAAAACCTTCACACTCAACTGGTAGAGTATCAACTTTTTTGCCTTGGTAAGTCCACTCCATACTGTATGTATGCTAGGACTTAGCTGGTGCCTTTATTCTTGGGTTTTGTTTTTCGTTTTTGATAAAATTCAGTTTGTATTTCTTTTTGCCTTTTGCGTGCCAGTTTGATTATGTTTCGTAAGTGCCTTCTGCCTGCCAAGTGCGTTCTCACGCTGTGCCTTTTATTAAAATCTGTGTGTGCCTGATAATATCTTAAGTATTCTTCGACGAGCTTTTCGTGAGTGCTTTCGTCATCGAAGTTGTTTTCGTCGTCACTCATTAGTCAACTACATCCAAGTCTGTTGCGTAAGAAGTAAAACCTGATTCTTTAATTACTCTAAGTACATGATTCACTCTTCCTACTAGCTCTTCTTTGTGCGAGATAAGGAAAACATTCTTGCGACCTTCGCGACCCATATGCTTGATAACACCAAGTGCGTGCTCAACACCAGCAGAATCCATGCCACTGTCAATCAGTTCGTCAATGAACAGTAGGTTAATGTTCTGATATAGGTTTTCCCATACGTCACGGAACGCAAAACTAAGGCCGAGGATAAGTCTGTTACGCTCGCCTCGACTCAAATTGTCAAAGTCAAGGTCTTGGCCAAGCTGGGTAATCTCAACGCTTAGGTCATTTTGGAATGCTACTTGGTGCGGAAGGCCAAGTCTAGAAAGATAAGAAGTAAGTCTGTTGTTCAAGTAGCTCAAGTTCTGATCAATAATCTTCTTACGAATGAAACTATCCTTGTTTGTAAGCAGTTTCAACAAGAACTCTTGGTGCTCTTGATAATGCGTAAGCTCGTTTACTGACTCCCAATTAATTTCTTGAAGTGCTGAAGCAGACAATTCATCGATTTGACTTTGGTAAGGATCTTGTTCTTGCTCTTTTGTTTCGAGACTGTGCTTGAGCCCGTCGATATTCTGTCTATGCTCGTATGCTTCCTTCATAGATTCGTAAAAAACTGCAGGCTTAGCATCGATATCACCGATTATTTTAATGTTTTCGAGGGTTTTCTCGGCTTTTTCTGTTACTTCTTGTAAATAGGTCTGGTTTTCTTCAAGCTCTTTGGTCTTTGTGCTAACGATCTCTTGCTTCTTGTCTTCGTGGAGTGGTTGATCACATGTATAGCACTTAGCATCTTCTAGTCCGTCGAGGTCATTGTTGATTTTATCAACACTTTTCTGTGCTCTTGATTGAGCAGCTTCGGAAGATGCTAGGTCTTTCTGTAAATTTTCAAGCTCTGTGCTGATCTTTTGCCAGTTTTGAAGCTTTTCGTGGTTTTCAATCTCAGAATCAATGTCAAGTTTGCTTAATTCTTGGATTGCTCCTTCAAGTTTGCTGATATCAGTACGCTTTTTAGCTTGCCATGCCTTCTGAGTGCGACCTAAACTGGTAATTGTATCTTCAATACGTTCGTTTGCTGACTGAACAGCGTTGATACGATTAGTTTCAGTGTCAATAGCAGCCTTAGTGTTGCGAATCTCTTCTTTTAGTGTCTCGGCCTTCTCTGAAAGGATAGTAATACCAAGCAACTGCTCGATAATAGCACGTTGATCGTTGGTTCGCATTGCTAAGAACGGTTCTGAGTAGGTGTTAAGTGCTACAATATGCTTAAACATATCATGACTCATGCCTAATAGGGTGTTAATAGTCTCTTGTGTCTTACGACTGTCGCCTTGAGACTCGTCAGTCATCTCTTGCTCTTGGTCATTTACATAAAATTTTGTAAACGTAGGCGATCTGCCACGCTCAATGCGATACTGAACGTTGTTTTTCTCGAAATTCAACGTTACTAACATATGTTTGCCATTTGTTTTGTTAATAAGGTTGTTTCGTTTGATGTTAGTTAGTGCTTGGCCGTAGAGGGCGTAGGACAATCCGTTAATGATTGTCGTTTTGCCGGTCCCGTTTCGTGAGCCTGAGTCGTCACCTCCTTGATCTAAGTTTTCACCAAGCACTAGGGTGAGCTGTTCTTGATCAAACCGAACTGCCTGGGTTTGATTGCCGACGCTCATAAAGTTTTTAACTGTTAAATCTTTTAATAGAATTGTCATAGGTTACACTTGTTTTGGATCAATACTGATTTCGTTAATACATATATCTTCAGGTTGATCTATTATCCATTTAATATACACGGCTGCTTGAGAAATGTCAAGACATTTCCTGTCTGGGTGTTTATTTTGATTGTTTGACAGTGTGCCAAAACTAATATAGGTAACTTTAGGAGCTTCGCTCCATACACCAGCAAGTGCTAACGTATTAGAATAGTCACGCAGTGCTTTCTTTTCAGCATTATATCGCCAAGCTTTGCCGTTTTTTACTCTATCAGTTGTACTGCCGATAGTAATAATATGAGGAGAATGCCCATGTTGCACACATACTCTATATGTTTCGTCTAGTAAATTAGTCTGTTGAAATTTCCAAAGAGCTGAATTAATAATAATAATATCGTGCGACAAGCTCTCTGAGGCAAATTTAACTTGACCGTCGTACTTACACAAGTCGTAGTCAGT